GTCTTACTAGGGTTATGAGGGCACTCAAGCAGTTCTAGCATACGGATATACTGTTCATAAAGAACAGGATCCAAGATTACGACGTCATCACCCAGGACCCAAAAGGATCCAGGGTAACGAGATAAGTAATCAAGGATCACTCCATGAGTTAGGGCAAACGAGGCAAACGATGGATATAATCCCATCGGTTGTCCCTTGGTCCAACGGGTGACTTCCTTACCAGGAAGAAACCAAGAGGATCTGCTCAAATCATGGAAAAGGTCAACGGACTGCCTCCAGTAATAATCTGGGGATAGTTCGTTGAGGACTGTAAGCTGTAAATCTAACGGAAAGAAATCCGTTGCGCTTGACAAGTCTACGGCAAATGCCGTCCTTCCTTTTGCTAGGTGTGCTTGAATAGAGGGTATAGCTTTCTGTTGGTCGAAGGTACAATCCCAAGGCAGGGATTGCAGGAGCCTATAAAGACGGCTCCCAAGGGGATCTAAGGCAAGCTGGTGTAGCCTATAAGGGCTAGCAATCCAGCGAACCTTCCACCCGCCATCCTTAGTTAGAGGAATGACTTTTCCACCGAAAATCTTCTCTGCAGAAGGTTCGGGGAGAGGTGGATCACCACGTCCAAAAAAATGGGACAAGGTGTTACGGCCCGAAATTGGGCAGTAAGATTCCAATTCATTACGAATGTCGATTCCTTCGAGTACTTGCCCATACAAGGGCCAGTACCCCCTTCGAACAAAAGCCTTATGTTCGGCAGGTTCAAGCCAGTACAATTCGCGCTCCAGGAAACTATCCTGGGGAACGGAACCAGATCCCCAGATTGGGGATCGTACTGAAGGGGAACCAGAAAAGCTGATCAGTCGAGGAATCCTCGACAGATTAACAGCTTCAACAGAGAGTCCCAGCTTACGTACATGGAGAGCGATCTCCTGGTGTGTGTCAAGAGGTATGAAAGCCCTCTTAGCACCCACCGACTCGCGAAATTTCTTCATATGCTCCGGGGTTGGAAACTTTGGGATAAACAGTGAATAGGCCATAAGGCAATTCATTGTAATCTGGAGGTTCCGATCGGATCGACGAGCATAATTTCGCAAGAAACCAAGTACGCCATACCATTCACCTTTACGATTCTTTCGAATCCAGGTGAGGGGTGGGAGACCGGCACGATCTCGAATGATATCGTGCTTAATCGACTTTAACCGGTCGACGGTCCAAGCTGGTCCCGAGTTGTGACTCCACCGCAAGACGAGGGCCTCGAAACTGAGGGCCGCGTAGCGCGGTAGGCCAAAAGAACAGCAGCGACCTGAAATCCCTGAGACACGCAAGAAATCTTGCATAGGGTGTCCTCCTTTCATAAGAGAATGCCGAGTGTCTAAGTGGACAAGAGGTCCAGCTTGGAGATGGACGGGGCCCATGGCGCTACAACAGCGACAGGGTTGAAAGAAAGTTAGTTGGTTAGTGCTCAGAACGGTATCTCGTCGTCCGTATCAGGTGGACAAAAGTCCAGCTGGTGCTTTTCACTAAAGCCTAGAACTTCAAAGAAGTCTCCTAGGGGTGAATCAGGACTCGTTGGTTTCCCATTAAGGCTGATTCGGCCTTTGAAATACTCCTCTATCAGTGATAGGGCACGCTCTTTTAGCGGTGAGTTCGGTAACCGACCAAATTCGGCTCTCAATTCAGAGAGACGCTTTGCGGACTTTAAGTGTAACTCCAAACAGGCAGTTAGACTAGGTTCGGGTACTGTACGAGATCGAGACTTTCGGTCTACGTTCTTTTGCATGTCACCTCCTTTCTTTAGTTCAACACATGGG